ATCTTGCTCGTGTAGCAAACCAGAAGAAAGCTGGAAGAGGTCGATAATGTTTAGCAAAAAAGTTATGGGTAAAGAAGTTGGCGATGCCAAAGTCTATGCCAAACCACACACTATGGATGGTAAAGTTATGAAAAATTCTACAGCAAAATTGGTAGATCCAAATTCAGTTTCTTCTGATAGCACTACAGTTGGTATGCCAGCAAAACGTGTATCAATGGGTAATCCAGCCGCTGATAACATTAAAACTTCTGGAATTAAACAACGTGGATCTGGTGCAGCAACTAAAGGTTTTACCTCTAGAGGACCAATGGCGTAATGAATTATGCTGATTTAACCTCTACGATTAAAGGTTACGCTGAAAACGACTTCCCAGCAACGGTTGGGTCGTTTACATCTGCGCAACAGATTGCTACTTTTGTACAGTTGGCAGAACAACGCATCTATAACATGGTGCAGATGCCAGCGTTCCGTAAGAACGTTACAGGTAACATGACATCAGGCAATAAATATCTTCAAATTCCTACGGATTGGTTGGCTACATTTAGCCTTGCAGTAATTAATGCCAATAACGAATATCACTATCTTTTAAACAAAGATGTGAACTTTATTCGTGAGGCTTATCCAGATACTGACACTGCTTTTTACGGAGAGCCAGAGTATTACGCTGTATTTGACAATAGTGCATTTATTTTGGGGCCTACTCCAAATGCTAATTACGCTACAGAATTGCATTATTTTTACTATCCAACCTCTATTGTTACTGCTGGTACAAGCTGGCTTGGGGACAATTTCTCTATGGTATTGGTCTATGGGGCGCTCTTAGAAGCAGCAACATTTATGAAGTCTGATGCAGATGTTCTTACAAATTACAAAGCCCGTTACGATGAAGCTATGGTAGAACTCAAACAATTAGGTGATGCTAAAGATCGTCAAGACTCTTATCGTAGCGGTCAAGTGAGGTATCCAGTAAAATGATTAGCGTACAAGGTTTAGGTGAATCCAACGGAATCCATGTGTTTACTAAAGATCATGGAGGCTTTACGCCAGAGGAAGTAGCTGAAAGAGCACTAGATAAAATTATTCAAGTAGGGGATCAATCCCATCCTTTGGTTCGTGATCAGGCAAATGCCTTCCGTAATCATATCCGTGGTGTGTTGGTTTTTTACATGAATGAGGCAGTAAAATTTGATCGTGTAACACTAGCTCACAAGCTAAGGGAAGCTGGTCACCCCGAATTAATTAAACTTTTAGACGAATAGGAGTCCAAAATGGCTTTTACAGGCAATTTTATGTGTACCAGCTTTAAAGTGCAGCTAATGACAGCAACGCACAATTTTACGGCTAGTACTGGTAATACTTTTAAACTGGCAATGTATGACAACTCAGCGTCATTTACAGCAGCAACTACAGCTTATACAGCAACCAACGAAGTAGCAGCTTCTGGTAGCTATTCAGCTGGTGGCGGTGCGTTGACTAACATTACCCCAACATCTTCAAGCACTACAGCGTTTACCGACTTTGCTGACTTGTCATTTACATCTGCAACCATTACAGCATATGGCGCAATGATTTATAACGACACAGCAGCTGGAGACCCATCTGTATGTATCCTTGACTTTGGTGGTGCTAAGACATCTACCGCTGGTACGTTTACGATTGTTTTCCCAACGGCTGACGCAAGCAACGCTATTATCCGTATTGCTTAAGGGTAATTGAGGTGTGGCTGATGTCATTGTTCCGTTATCTGGCTGGGGAAACCAAGGCTGGGGCGTATCTCCTTGGGGACAAGGAAGTGTTTCTGTTTCTGCAACGGGACAAGTTGGTTCAGTAACAATACAGTCTAATACCAGCGTTAACTTAACTGGTGTTAGTGGGACAGGAAATGTAGGTGCAGTAACCGCAGAAGCTGGTAGTTCTGTAGATGTAACTGGTTTAAGTTCAGCAGGAGATGTAGGTTCTGTTGCAGTGCAAGCTGGAGCTTCGGTTAGTGTAACTGGGGTTACTAGTACTGGAAGCGTAGGATCTGTCACCGTCACAACGGTAACTGCTATAAGTGTTACGGGAGTTAGCGCCACAGGAAGTATTGGAAGTGCATCTGTAACGGGTAATGCATCGTTTAGCGTTACTGGTGTAGCGGGAACAGTAAGTGTAGGTTCAGTAAGCGTAGAAGCAGCTGCAAATGCTCCTGTTTCTGGATTAAGCGCTACAGGTAGTGTAGGAAGCGTAACGGTACAAGAAGGTACTAACGTTTCTGTAACAGGTGTTTTAGCCACAGTAAGCGTAGGTTCTGTAACTACAACAGCTGGAGCTGCGGTAAGTGTAACTGGAGTAGAAGCAACGGGTGTAGTTAACCCAGTTAACGTTCAAGCTGGACAGAATATTAGCGTTACAGGATTCCAAGTTACGGCTAGTTTAGGAACGGTTCTTGTACGTATTGGAGTAGATGTAAGTGTTACGGGTGTAAGTGCAACAGGACAGGTTGGACAAGTCATAATTTGGCAGGTAATTCCAGATAATCAGACCGCAAACTGGACTGGCATAAATGACTCGCAAACACCCGTCTGGAGTGATATTATTGACACACAAAGCCCTAATTGGGTAGAAATAGCAGCATAAAGGATAAAACATGGCATCCACGTATAGTGAATTAAAATTTGAGCTGATAACCACAGGTGAGCAAGCTGGTACTTGGGGTATTACCACGGATACCAATATTGGAACTGCAATCCAAGAGGCTATTACAGGTTCTGCTGATGCACTATTTTCAAGTGCCGCAGATGTAACTCTTACTCTTACAGACACCAATGCTACTCAAACAGCCCGTAATCTGCGTTTAAACCTCACCGAATCTGGTGCTGGAATAGGCTACGCTGGTAATGTAATCCTTGGTTCTGGATGCCAAATTGAGAAGTTGTACCTAGTAAATAACACCACTACTGGCACTAAAACGATTAAAAACACCACAGGTACAGGCATTGCCGTCCCTGCTGGTAAGACTATGTTTGTGTTTAATAACGGTACAAACGTTGTTGATGCAACAAATTATTTAACAGCTTTAGCTACTCCTTCCGCAGTAATTACTGGCGGTACGATTTCTGGTATTACTCAAATGGATGTGGCTGGTACATCAGCAGCTGGGGCTAATATTAAGTTGTATGAAGATACCGATAACGGCACTAACTATACAGCTTTAAAAGCAGCAGACACTATTGCTTCTAACGTTACTTTTACCTTACCGTCAGCAGATGGAACCAATGGTCAGGCTTTAGTAACAAACGGCTCAGGAACTTTGTCTTTTGGTTCAGCGGGAATTTCAACAGGTAAGGCAATCGCTATGGCAATGATTTTTGGTGGCTAATAGCATAGTAAACAACATTTAAGGAGTACATCTTGGCAAATCCAAATATAGTCAACGTCACAGCAATTTACGGTAATACCACGTATGTTGCTCTATCTACCACTAGTGCAACCACTTTCCTATCAAACGCTGCTTCTAGCGGCTTGGTATACAAGGTAAACAACATTGTGGTTTCTAATGTCAACGGTTCAACCGCTGCTACTGTAACGGTTTCTGTTAACTCAGCCGCTGCTGGTGGTGGTACAGCCTACGATTTAGCATATCAAATATCTGTACCTGCTGGTGCGTCATTGATTGTGACCGATAAGTCAACTGCGTTTTATTTAATGGAGAACCAATCCGTAGTGATTACAGCGGGAACAGCTAACTACTTAGAAGCCGTCCTGTCCTACGAAAACATTAGCTAAGAGGCTTGAATGTCAGATAGATATGAAGGTGGGATACTCTCAGGAACTGCACCGACTGTAACTCAACAAGGTGCTAACGGGGTATACACGCTCTCACAAGAGCTACAGTATCAAGGTCAGGGTGTCTGGCCCGCAGCTGCTCAAACTCCTATTCTTAAATCTTTAAGGTTTAGAAGTAGTGCTACTGCTTATTTAAGCCGTACTCCAGCTAGTGCAACTAATCGTAAAACTTGGACTTGGAGTGGATGGGTTAAAAGGTCAAATATTGGAAGTTCAGGAACTTTGTTTGGCGGTGGAACAAGTGGTTCTAATTATGGTCAAATTTATTTTTCTAATAATGCTTTAAATTTTTATAATGCAACAGGAAATGAGCAACTTGTTACAACAGCGCTTTATCGTGACCCATCCGCTTGGTACCATATTGTAGTTGCAATAGATACAACACAAGCAACAGCTAGTAACAGAATAAAATTCTATGTAAATGGTGTTCAACAAACATCTTTTGCTACTGCAAATTACCCAAGTCAAAATGCAGATTTATATATTAATAGCTCAAATATTCATTCTATTGGCTCGTTATATTACACAGCAGGAAATACTGACTACTTTGATGGCTACCTAGGCGAAGTTAACTTTGTTGACGGAGTTCAGCTTACCCCCTCCTCATTTGGAACAACTGATGCCAACGGTATCTGGCAATCTATTCCTTACGCTGGCACTTATGGTACTAATGGTTTTTATTTAAAATTTACAGATACAACCAGCACAAGCACTTTAGGTACTGATTCAAGCGGGAACGGTAATACTTGGACAGTAAACAACATTAGCTTAACCGCTGGTACTACATACGATTCAATGCTGGACTCACCGTCTAATGCAAGTTCTACTATTGCTAACTATTGCACATTTAACCCAGTAGTTTATAACGCTGGTTCTGTTGCTTACTCAAATGGCAATTTGTTACTTACTATGTCTGGCAATGCAGACAGATTTAATATTGGCACACTGTGCACCCCAACTGGAAAGTTTTATTGGGAATTAACGGTCAGTGCTATCAATCAAAGTGCTGGTTTAGGTATTGGTATATCTAAACAAACCCAAGTAGCTAACGGCCCGTGGGTATCAGCTGGTGGCCCAAATACATTATTCTTCAATACTAATAGTGGCTGGAATGTGTACGGCACCAATCTTGGCACTGGTGCTCTAGGTACTTTTGCAAGCAATGATGTCATTGGTGTTGCTATGGACATGGTTAACAATATTGTTTATATCTATCAAAACAACACATTACTAACATCATTGTCTGGCTATATTGACCTTAATACACCACATACATTGTTTGTTGATAGTTACTATAATGGTAGTAGCGTTGCCTTAAATTGCGGTCAACAACCATTCGTATACACCCCACCAACAGGGTTTAACAGGCTCAATACATACAACTTGCCAGTACCGACTATCCCTGCTGGTAATAAGGTGATGGATGCTACTTTATATAGCGGTAATAGCTCAACTCAAACAGTTACTAACGCTGGTGGATTTAAACCTGATTTTGTATGGATTAAAGACAGAAATACTGCTAGAGGCAGTATGTTATTTAATTCAATTGCTGGTGTTTATAATTATATGCGTAGTAATACTACTGCGGCAGAACAAAATGAAACAGATACATTAACGGCATTTAATTCTAATGGATTTAATGTAAGCACGAATATTGCAGTTAATAATACTGGTGAAACCTATGTGGGATGGCAATGGCAAGCTGGTCAGGGTGTAACTTCATCCAATACTAATGGCACAATTACTTCTACTGTTTCTGTAAATACAACCTCTGGATTTAGTATTGCCACTTATAATGGTTCTAATAGTGCTGGTAGTTTTGGTCATGGTCTTGGTGTTGCACCAAAAATGATTATTATTAAACAACGCAATCAAGCTGGTTCTAATTGGGTGGTTGGTATTGATGTAGCTGGATGGAACTGGGCTTCGGATTGGTTGATATTAGATTCAACTGGTGCAAAAAGAACTGATGGCGGTACTACTATATTTACCTCCGCACCAACAAGCACAGTAGTAAACATCGGTGGTGGTTCTTTAACAAGCACATCAGGAGCAACGCTTGTAGCCTACTGTTGGTCTCCTGTAGCTGGATTTAGTTCATTTGGTAGCTACGCTGGAAATTCATCTTCTGATGGTCCTTTTATCTATACAGGGTTTAGACCTAAATACATTCTTATTAAGAATATTAGCAATGGCACAACAGATTGGTACATTTTTGATACTGCAAGAAACACATACAATGTCGCAAACACAGTATTAAATGCAAATTTAACTAGTGCAGAATTAACTGGCGGTGATATTGACATTATTTCTAATGGATTTAAACCAAGAGCTAGTGCTACAGCAACAAACAAAACTGGCGATACTTACATATACGCTTGTTTTGCAGAGAACCCTTTCAAAATTGCTAGAGCGAGATAATGAGTAAAAGATACCCAGGCGGTGTAATCCGCAAAACTCCAGCTACACCTACCCAGTCTTCTGCGTCTGGCGTATGGGGCATGACGGATGTAACTCAAGCACAACAGACTAATAACTGGCCCGTAGCTAATGTGCCAAACCCAATGTCACGCTCTTTGCGTTTCCGTAGCTCTGCGTCTGCGTATTTGAACCGCACCCCAGCGGTGGCTGGTAATCGTAAAATTTGGACATTTAGTGCGTGGATTAAAAGAGGAACTTTTGCAAATTATGAAGCGTTTTTTGGTGGTGTAAAGTCAAGCGGTAGAGATGATGCAATTAGATTTAGTGAATCTGCTGGAAGCAATCAGCTTTATATATTATTTGATGAAGGTGCAACAGGGCTAACTACAACTCAAGTATTTCGTGACCCATCCGCTTGGTATCACATTGTTGTTGCAGTAGATACCACTCAAGCAACTGCAAGCAATAGAGTTAAATTATATGTAAATGGTTCTCAAGTAACTGCATTTGCAACAGCTAGTTATCCAGCCCAAAATTATGATTGCGGAATAAATAATTCTTCTTTGCAAACCATAGGCAAAAGACCTAATGGCGATTATTTTGATGGCTACATGGCGGAAGTTAACTTCGTTGATGGTCAACAATTAGCAGCTACCGACTTTGGGCAGTACGACCAATTTAGCAATTGGACAAGTAAGAAATACACAGGTACATACGGTACTAACGGATTCTATTTGCCGTTTAGCAACAACTCATCTACAGGTACATTAGGCTTAGACTTCTCAGGTAATAACAATACTTGGACTACGAATAACATTAGCCTAACTGCTGGCACTACTTACGATTCAATGGTTGATGTACCTACACAGTGGACTCCATACAATGTTACTGGCGATGTAGGCGGTGTAATTCGTGGTAACTATTGTGTGTGGAATCCATTAAATACTGGAACTGGAACAACCACAACGGATGGAAATTTAAAAAGTCAAATTAATACTGCTGGTGGAGTGCAATCCAATGCTTATGCAACAATGGAAATTCCATCAACAGTAAAAATTTATGCTGAATTTTTAGCTGGCGATACTACTAACTTTACTGGTGGAGTTGGAGTTGCACCAACTGGATACACAACATCAGCATTAAGCACAGGTTCTTCTAGCTTTTATTTTGGCGGTGGAAGTAACGCACAAATTTATGTAAATGGCAGTCTTTCTTACGATACTGGTGCAACATGGCCCGCTGGAACTGTATTAGGAATTGCCGTTGATAGGGCAAATTCAAAGGTTTGGTATAGCAAAAACAATACTTGGTTGGGAAGCGGAACTCAAGACCCTGTAACAAATCAAGGTGGTTATGCTATTGGTTCTACTGCTAGTTTTTTCTTAAATACTAAACAAAATAGTAATTTCAATAACATAACTATTGCAAACTTCGGTCAGTACGCTTTCACATACGCCCCGCCATCTGGTTATAAGTCTCTCTGTACAACTAACCTACCAACACCTACTATCCAACAGGGTAACTTGGTAATGGATGTTACTACTTGGTCAGGTAATGGTTCGTCTCCTAGAAGCATCACAAATACTGCTGGGTTTAAACCTGACTTAGTTTGGAGCAAAGTTAGAAATGACACATATGGTCATATGTGGTTTGATTCTGTAAGAGGTGCTGGTGGAAACAAAGAATTAGGTTCTAATTCTACTAGTGCAGAAGGATATGGAGTTAGTGCTGTATATGGATATACAAGTAGTTTTAACAGCAACGGATTTACTGTTACTGCTGGAACTGATGGTTCTAATCCTAACGCATACTGCAATCAAAGTGGCTTAAATTATGTAGGCTGGCAATGGCAAGCTGGTCAAGGAACTAACACAACAAATACTGCTGGTTCTATTACATCAACAGTAAGCGTTAATGCTACTGCTGGGTTTAGTATTGTTACTTATACAGGTACAGGAAGCAATGCAACTGTAGGTCATGGTTTAGGTGTTGCACCTAAGATGATTATTATTAAATCCCGCAGTAATACATCTGACTGGATTGTTTACAATTCTAATTTAACATCTGCATCATATAGATTATTTTTAAATGACACTAGCGGACAAGATTTAAGCACAACAACATTCAATTCTACTGCTCCAACTAGTTCAGTATTTTCAATAGGCACTAATGCCAATGTAAATAGTTCAGGATGGACACAAGTAGCCTACTGCTGGTCAGAAATAGCTGGCTTTAGTAAGTTTGGTAGCTATACAGGCAATGGTTCTACTAACGGTTCATTTGTTTATACAGGGTTTAGACCTAAATTTGTAATGATAAAAATTTCTAGCGGAACTGCTGATAGTTGGTTTTTACTTGATACCGCTAGAGATACATATAATGTTGCAGGCTTAGATTTGGGTGCAAACCTTTCTTATCTTGAAACCGATGATAGACCTGTATTAGATTTTCTTTCCAACGGTATAAAAATGAGATGTACATACAATGGTTTAAATGCTAGTGGAAGCACATACATTTACATGGCATTTGCGGAGTATCCTTTTAAATCCGCACTTGCAAGATAACAATTTTTTAACAGGAGTAATAATATGAGCAACTTTGCAGTAGTACAAGACGGACAGGTAACTCAAATCCTCCCGTTAGATATGCCTTTTAACATTGGTTCACAGCAGTATTCTGCCGTGTTCCTACGCACTTCAACCCCTGCCGAAAAGCTACAAGCTGGCATCTGGGAAATCATCCACGGTGAGCGTCCTAACGACAAATACTATTGGATTGCTGGTCCAGCATATCGTGTAAACGAGACAAACAGCACAGTAGAAGCTACCTACTCTGGCACAGCTAAGTTATTGGATGACCGTGAAGAGTCAGACGAAAATGGCAACCCAATGTATGTACAAGTCTATGATGCAGCTGCCGACAACGGTAAAGGCGCAATGGTTAATTCAGCCGAGCGTTTGGTTACTAAAGGTCTAAAGACTACAGAAATCACAGCCGCCAAAGCCGCAGCTAACAGTCTTCTTTCTACAACCGATTGGATGATTATCCGTAAGGTAGAGCGTAGCGTTGATGTACCAGCTGATGTAGCGACTTACCGTGCTGCTGTAATTACAGAATGCACTCGTTTGGTTGCTGCTATTACTGCTACAACTTCAGTAGACGCATTGGCTGCCGTTGCTGCAAACTGGCCCGAAGCGTAATGAAACAGGTAATTGAAGCCCAGATTGTAGACGGTCTGGTTCAGCCGAAACATGAAGTTCAAGTGGAGTGCTTGGCGTGTGGTTATGACCTTGATGAAGCTGAACTTTCTGCGGATACCTGCTCAGACTGTAACGCTCCTTTAAACCTTAAGCAACATATTTCTATCCATGCGACATCTGTTCCTGCCGCTGGTGGCGGAGTTATGTAAGGTGAGAAGTTATGCCAGACCCGTATGGATTATCAGAAGGAGTCAAAACTCTTAGCGGTAGCCTTGATGCAACTAGAGAGGCTACTAAAGGGCTAACTAAAAGCATTGAAAATGCCCAGCACGATGCAACAGAAGTAGCTCAGAAACAAGCTAATGAACGTGTTAGAGCAAGACGAGAAGCAGAGTTTAAGAAGGAAAGAGCATTAATTAAGGCTTTAGAGTCATGGCAACATAAGAAACAAATCTCCGATGAAGAAGCAAAACTAAAGATAGATTTTGTTAAAAAGCACGGTGCTAAAGAGTGGGAAGCAGTATTAAAGATTAAGCTGGAT